GAATACTTAGACTTAGTCTGCTGTGCCGCAATCAGCAAGACTGCCTCAACACTAAGTTCCTTCTTTTTGCTATCGGTCAGCATCACAGCCCCTTAAATATTGCGGCGGAATAGATGTTGCCCATCCCAGCCGCCAGACTCATTATTAAACCATCAGGGGGACTTGTCGATTCCGAAAGGAATACCGAATCGCTTTCCGTTCGGTTCTCAATCGCTGGCACAAATCCCGCCTTGATGTCGCCCAACAACAATAAAGTTTCAAGGAGTCCACTGCTTCCCATCGTATGACCAATCTTCTGCTTATACGAGGTAGCAATGAAGCCTTGTAGCGTTTGGTTCAGGGCGCATTTTTCGGCCTTGTTGTTGGACGCTGTTCCAGTTCCGTGGGTTTTGACAATTTTAATCTGATCTGCCCGAATATGCGAATAGTGCAATGCGCCCTCAATAGCCTTCTTGAAGCCCTCACCATCCTCACACTGTCCAATGGCGTTTGTAGAGCGTTCTGACGCGTTGTAGGCACCAACCAATTGAGCATGGGGGGTGATTTTCTGGCGGGAAACGGCGCTCTTGGACTCAAACACCGCAAACGCGGCACCCTGTCCAACCCTAAACCCACTGTTAACCGAATCGAAAGCGGATGGCTTTATGCCTTCTTGCTCTTGCTTTTCAGTGAGTACAGCCTTGGAATCCCCAAAGAACTCCAACACAGCATTTGACACACCGTCCTCCACCGTCAGCACAATGACGCGGTCGTAGTCGTAGAAGTCGATCAAGTTGACCACATCCATCATGACCTTGAGGCTGGAGGCGCAGGCAGACGAGTCGGTGGTCACCATGTCCATGTCACCGCAGGACTGGGCTATACGACCAGCGTAGACCTGCGTCAGGGTAAAGGGCAGAAACTTGTAGGTATAGGTCAGGCGCGAGTCGTAGGGACGCTGGCCGATGCCAGCAAAGTGTGCGTTGCCTGCGGCCAAGATGAATGCCGTCTTGCCCACTGGGTTCTCGCGAAGGTAGGTAAGCAACTCAGGGTCAAGCACCTTCTCGGCCAGTTTGTGGGGGACGTAGACCAAGCCAGACTTGACTCGGTTGTAGGTCTCAGGAAACCAATTGACCTTCTGGGGGTAGATGATGTCGTCAAACAACTCGACATTGGTCGTGGAGGCGGTGCGGTAGTGCGAGAGGTAAATCATTTGCAAGCCTCGGCCACTTCTTCCATCGAGGCTGGCTCTTTGGTTTTGCTTCCCATTACAAGGTCGTGCAACTCCTGCACAGACGCAGGCGTCCAATTTTTGCTGACTGCGTCGTCAATTCCATAAAGGTCATCGAAGTACATCAACATGACCAAACCGTCGAGACTGTCTAAACCAATGTCTTGAAAAGCGTCTTCCATTGACTCTGCAATCGCAACTTTGGCGTGAGCGGGTCGAGCAACTTTTGCTACATAGTTGAAAATCTCGATAAACTCTATCATTGGTCTTGGCCCTCTGTGGTCTGATTGACAGCGCCAACCAAAGCCGACGCCCAATCTTGCCAGTTGCTGTAAATGTAGGGGCTGGGTATGCCTTCATTTACAAAAATGTCAATGGCCTTTAGCCCAGCCGCCCACGCATACCAATCTGTTTGAGCATTAGGAATCACCAACTGCTGACCCGCATACGCCTCGCACATCAGCGCCGCCCATGACTCAAAGGTATGAAACCGTGGATCGTAGACGAGAGCAAGCGCCATTTTATGGCCTCACATCGCCAATATTTGCATGGAGAAGAACTTTTCCTAATTGGTAATCTCCGCCCTGCACATTGCTTGTAAAGATTAAACGCAACTCTCTTCGCTGTTCACGCAAATCAATCTTGCGGGTGTCTGAGTCAAACGTATAAGGAGCGGAGGTTGTGTCCTCCGCCTGCGCAAAAGGACGGCCAGTCACTTGGAAAGTCATCTCGCCAGACTGTATAAAGTCAGGCTCCATTCGCTCTAGGTGTAACTGAAAGTTGTCGCCAACAGGAGATGTCTGAGTTGGGCCACCCTGCACCCAACCTAGATCAGAGGTTGTAAAGTAACTCTCGATGGCGTTGGCCTCTTGGGCAACAACCTCATCGGTTCCAATCTCATGTTGCCACAAAGTAATGCGGTCAGCCGTTGTGTTAAATGTTGCCGTTACCGTGCCAGACGCTGTTGCAACTTTATCAAGGGTCACTGTGTAGAACCCCACTGTGGCGCTTGGCGCAATCAGGGTAATCAAAGAATTACTAGCCACACCAGTTCCTATGACCAATTGCCCAACAGCAATCAAGTTTGTCACCGAAGACAAAGGCACCTGAATATTTGCGCTCCCACTTATTGTTGTAATGGAATTGGAAAAAACTTCCTGCTGGACAGTCAGCACATTGCCTGCATTGATTGGAAAACGAAACACTTGCGAGAAATAACCAGTCATACCAGCAGTCTTCACGGGTGTTGTAGATGATGCAGTCGTTGCACTCTTCGCTGTCGCCAGAGGGGAAGAACCACCAAATCTCACCAAAGCGAGGAACTTTCTGAGCATAGACTTTTTGGCTTTGCGCGTAGTTCAGGTTATCAAAAAAGTAGTTCTGGTTAAAATTGTTCTTGAGTTCTTTGACCACACCGTTGTAAAGCAAGAAACGGTCAATGCCAATCCAGTAGTAGATGCCGTCATATTCAATGACGCACTGACTTGACAGGATAGAAGACTGGCTGGAGATGATGTCATAGCGCCAGTAAAATGTTTGAGGAACTGAGGCAACCGTAATGGTGGTTGGGGTGTAGGACACGCGGATCAACGAATCAAGCGCCCAGAACAGGCCAGAGGGCGCGTTAGAACCGCCTCGCACTGGTAAGCCCTTAACGATCTTTGTGGAGGACACATTGACCTCGTTTGAGTCTGGGCCGTTCCAATCAAATGGGTCTCCAGCAACGCAGTTCTTGATCAAGCCGTTGTCACCGTAAACAAAAACGTAAGGGTGCAACACAACCACACCACCAGCAACTTCAATGATGTCACCTGTTGGCGTTGTCCCAGAAGTGTCTGTCAATGGGGAGATGGTGGTGCCTGCAATGTTGCCAGCCAAAACAGGGGTCACAACGGTTTGGTCAATCTGCGCCAAGTTGAGGCCGGGGTGCGCAAGCAACAACTGATTGCCCGTACCCTGAGAATCAAACGAGGAGTCAAACTGCCAAAGGTTTAAATCGCTCTCTGTGAATCCGTCATTGATGGTTGCAACCTTGATCGAGAACCCACTGCCCGTGCCGCCAATGGTGGCCGCAGTGGCGCTCAACGTGTCGCCAACTACATATCCGTTGCCTGCTTTTGTCAGCGTCACCGTGGTCACCGTTGCGCCAGCCACCACAATGGTAGCCTTTGCACCAGAGCCAGAACCACCAGTCAGGGCCACGTTTGTATAGGTGCCGTTGGTGTATAGCGTGCCGCCCACCAGTGTATTGAGTGTCAACACCAAACCAGTAAAGGTGAACTGATTGACACCAGAACCAATACCGTTGTTGTCAATGTTGATGACCTCAAGGCCGTTGTTGTAACCATTGAAGACTTGATTGTTTCCATCAACAGAGTTGACATACAAGCCGCGAGAGTATCCATGCGCGTCTTCTGTGATGGCCCTGTAGCCGCCGATCTTGCGGGGACGGCCACGCTGGAAGCGAACCCAACGGCCATCGGTGTAAAAGTTCATGTCAAAAATCGTACCGTCGCGCTGAACGCCGGGTTGCGTGTCAATGGCAAAAACCTTCTTAACCATCAGAAAGTCCCGCCAGCAACACCACCCGTAAAGTTTCCTGTGCCCACAATTGCCAAGCCAGTTGCTGACAGTGTAGAGCGCAACACACCCAAAATGGCAGTATTAAATTCACCAGAGGCGGCGCGGTACAAGCCCGTTGAAGTCTCGCTTGCGTAGTTCAAAGCAGGCGAAGACACCGTGCCATCAACCAGAGAGATGGCCGTAGAACCTGCCAATACCGTGTTGGCGTTCACCAAATTCACCGAGTCGCAAATCAAAGTAGATTGCTGAAGGGAGCCAATAATTGCGGTTGAGCCACCCGTGTTTGTGGTTAACGTGACGGTGAAGTTGGACGCACCACCTACCGTGGCGTTTTGGATGTAGTACACCTGCACCGTTGGAGGGACGATGATCGTCACATTACCAGTCAAAGTACCTGTGTACTTCTGGATCACATTGGACGCCTCAGAGGCGGTCAGGGTATATGTTCCAGTAACAACCGCCTTGGTCAACTGAGTAAACGCAAACTGCGTGGACTTACCCAAGCCAACGGTGTAGAAGGTCGAGCCACTGCACACAATAATGCAAGAGTCGGTAGGCTGAAGAATGATTGAGGCAGAACCGTTAATCGTGTTTCCGCCAGAACCTGAAACCGTCAACGCACCAGTTCCGCTGTTACGCAAGAACATAAACCAGTTGTCGCCAAGCGTTGCCGCAAGGGTCAATGTTAAGGTGCCAGCGCCGCCAGTCCACACATAGGTGTTAGATCGGTCAGCGACAAGCGCAGTGTAATTGGAGGAGAAGGTTGTAACAGGTTGAGACTGGTTTAGCGTCTGACCAATTGCAAGCAGGCCATACCCAGCAAGGGTTGCGGCATCTGCACCAGAAGAACCTATGCCGTAGGCGATGATGCCCCAAGTGCCTGCGGTGGTGGCATTTGTGGTGATGTAGATGTACTGAGCCTCGCCAGCGGCCACCGTGACAATGGTGTTTGCGCCTGAGTAGTCCTTGACCAGCAAACTGACAGAGCCAACATTTCGGATCAGTGCATCTTGACCAACCGAAGCCTGATTGGCTGGCGGCATCCATAACTCGTTTGCGCTGGAGGCGGTAGACACCTCCATGATACGAGCGGCGGCGTCGTCAGTGGCCGACCCATTGATGGGCCAAGTCAGTTGCAAATCGGTCGTCAGCGTAATGCGGCTATACGATACGTCAGTTGGCTGGATGACGTTACCAGTGAAGGGACTGTTAAATGACATGATCAGGTATCCAATACTGCGGCTTGACGGTCACCAATACGCTGAACATCTTCCTGCTTTAGCGTCTGCATGATTTGGTCATAGTTTGCCTGCCACATGGGCATCCGCTCGTCATTCTTGAGGAACGGCATAGATTGCAAAAGAGACCCATACAGCAACGCCTGCGGGGCGTAAATGGTGAACCAGTTCGTTTGGTTGGCGGAGTCGAGCGGTTGAATTCGCTCGTAGTACAACACCTCAAAGGTGTAAGCGGCGGCAGGTGTGGGAACCACCAGCCAGTGTGTGTAGTCGTAATCACCGTAATACGCGGGCACGCCTGTCTCTGTGGCATCAGGCCAATACTCGCGCAGGTACTCGTACTTGCGAAGCAGGACAGGCTGGCGGCTACCAGAGACCACCACGTTCATAGAAACGGTTTTGTGCCAACGGGCGGGCTTGTCAATGACGGCTTGCGTGGCCGTCATCGTGCTGGTGTTGACTGTCAGGTTGCCCAAAAACTTAATCTGGCTGGCGATGATTTGCTCGGCCAGCATGATAAAAAGAGGGATTTTCTCAAGCGTAGCGGTGTCGGTACGCTCCAGATAAGACTGGATGTTTTCGACCAAGGAGTCGTAAGTCATTACCGATGCGGTCGTCATTTGTTCTCCTTATCCGACATTGCGCTCAAAGTGCGGGCAATCCACCAGCGACTTGAAATTGCCTCCCCAACGGTTTTTTGGGTTTAAAGTCTCCCAATATGCACCGAGAGGCGCGAGGATTCCCTTGTCCCATATTATCTGCCCTTCCTTGAAGAAGTTCAAGTCGATGGCGAGTCGCTTTAGGTGGTTTGAATTTAAAGTCTTGGAGCGCCCAGTCTGCACATAGATTGCCTGCTGTTCGGCAGTCCTGAACAGTTCCCCGCCAGTGACCTTAAAACCCTGCTCAGTGGCGTATCGAATTAAATTGCAGGCATCCAGCAGGAAAGCGGCTTGTTCGTCACTGAGGCTCATTTTGGCCCCCCAGTCAGGTTCTTAATGGTGTCGTCTTTGTCGCGTGAGCCACGGGTAGTTCCGAACTCAAAAGAATAGATGTTGTCAAGGTAGCCCAAGAAGCGCCCCAAAACAAGCGTGAAGATGCCCTTGACGTACTCATTGATGCCTTGGTCTTTCCAGACAATCCAAACCAGTCCAGCGACCGCACAGACTGCGAGGAAAAACATTAGGTTGGCTCTGGCGTTGGTTGTTCCGCGCTTGATGAACTCAGCATCCCGAACACGGGCGCTACTGCGGTCGGCAACCTCAATCTTGAATCCCTCAAGGTCGTTCTTCGCCTTTTCAATGCTTAACTCAATCAGGCGCTCTTCGTGGTCAAACGTAGCCTGACGCAACTTGACAACGTCTTCAGGCGTTGGGTTGTCGGGAATCTTGACGCCAAGCGTTTCCTCAACAACCTGCTTGCCTTTTGCTTGAATTGCAGAAGACAAAAGACCCAAGCCGTTGGAGGCAAGGGTCGTGAGGAGGGAGGCAACAATTGGAATCGGCAAGAATGACTACATACAAGAGGTACTCAATCCTGTTCATGCGCTTGGAACCTTCGTCAAAGCGGGTTTGAATGACCTCGTACCTCTGAGCGCAAATCGCCTCGTGGACGCTTAAACGCTTGTCAGTCTCGGTAGCCAATTCATGAACCCCTTCCATACTTCCCCCTTAGTTCACAGGTTCAGCGATAACCTTCTCAGGCTGACCCATGCTTGCTTGGGCTTCCTTCTGTAAGGCTTCGATGATTTGAAAAGTCTCTTGGTATGGGCGTGAACCCAAGTAGCCAAGAATCTGGTTGACCAGTTGCGTTGATAGTGTCAGTTTTTCGTTCATTGCCATTCTCCTAAAAAAAATTCCGCTGTTATGGGCCAGCGGTTCGCCCTTTTTTAATTATGCCAGCGCGTTCTTTGCCACTTGAGCCTGATAAGCCGCAACGACTTCAGGTGTCCAAGCCACGTTGCAAATTGCCACGACGTTTGCAGGGTGACCAGTGAGGTCTTGTGCTGGTGTCAGGCTTGTGCGGTGGTAGGTTTGGCTCAGTTGCTCACCGTCTTCCATGATGCGTGTAGCCTCACGATATAGAACGATGCCGTTCTCAGTCACGGTGATTTGGTCGATTACTTTTTCTTTCGTGATTGCCATTTGGGTTTCTCCTTAAAGTTGGCGTTGTGTCCAGCCTGACCAATCCAGTCAGGCTAATGAACTCTTTGGTTAAGATGTAAGGTAACAGCCGCTACCAGAAAAAAAGCCTGTAGATAAAGCAGAAGAACCTCCCCAAGTAGCATTACTTTGAGTCACGCCGATTGGTCTCATTGTCCAAGAAATGCCGCTTGCATACATAGCCCTAAAATCAACGTCCCAAGTGTCGTTATACATAATGGTTAAAGTTGGGCCATATGATTCATCATTAACGGTAAACGGCAATGCGTCCATATAAATGTTGCCAGTTCCTTGTGAAGAAACAGCCGTCACAATTATTATGAAACTAACATAAACCATTCTCCCAACTTTGACATATGACCCTGACGCAGAAGATGTTGTGTAAGACGGGTTGGTTGAAGTTCCTTTAAGAATTGGCGTCCAAGTCCCCTCCTCATAATCATCTAGCGTGTTTGCGTCAGCAGATGCAGTTTGGGTAGCAGTAAAAGTTAGTCCGTTTATGCCTGTATATGTAAGACCAGTAGTAGCGCCCTCAATTAGACCCACAAGAGAACCACTTCTAAAAAAGCGTTGAATTGCTCCGTTTGATGTGTTTCTGTTTAAATTTAAAACGTCATTGGCGCTACAACTTATACGAGTCTCACCACTGCTTAAAACAGCAAAACCATCAACAGTAGTAGTTATATCCGTTTTGCCAACTGTTAAATTGCCTGCACTGTTTATTCTTAAACGCTCGGTTGCCGCAGTGGCAATTGCAACTTCGTTTGCCGTGGGAAAGAAGACACCAGTGTCAGTGTCCGTACCAGTCACCGCTGGGGTTGTGGCGCTGTTGTCAGTGCCGTTTAGGATGAGTGTCATTTTATGAACTCCATTGTTCTGTTGGTTGTGTTGGGAACACTGGGTTAGCCACAGGGTTCACAGCAAGCGCACGGACTTGACTACGCCATGCAATGAATGCGCCTTGGTTCATCAAGTAAGGATTTGATGCGCTTGGATTGGCAACGTCAGGGATGGTTGTCCAATCAGTTGCTTGAAGCAGTGTGACGGCTTGCTGTTTGCAAGTGATTTTGTCAGCCTGCTCTTGAACAGCGACTGCATCGTATTGAACTTGGTTACCATCAACATCAAAAGCCTCATCACCACGAGTGACGACCACTTGCGGATAGAGTTGATAAATAGCGGAAATAAAATTATTGTTCATGCCGCAATCTCCATTAGGGTAATGCTAGAAATTCTTGAGTTGCTTCCTACTGCCACAGTTCCAGCACTGTCAGCGCGTTTAAAATAAACAGTATAGGTAGTTGCTGAAGTGGTGGCTGGAGAATCTAAAAAACTTAATGCTCCATTGGTTTCTCCACCCCCAGCCGCTAAATATTGCGCACCCATACCAAGACCATAAGCCGCCGCCAAATCAGTAGCATTTCTGTAAATTGTTGTGGCATTAGTACAAGTTATCGCACTAGAGTTTTGCCAAAAAGTAGCCAATATAAAAATTTTGCTGGTGGCGCTTGTTGGCGTAATTGTTGCGGCTACATTGCTTGCAACATAGGATGTTCCAGTTGTAGAAACTGCTACCACAGTTGTTCCGCCAACCACTTGCAACACAGAGCCAGTTGGCAAAGATGCTTTGGCAATGCTTTGTGCGGCGGCGGTCAGAGTCCCAGCAACGGTCACGTTAGCGCCGCTTGTAGACAGCGCAGTCACGCCATTTGACTGAAGTTGCAATACACCAGAAGCGTCAGCAGTCTGGATAATTCCGCCTGCGCCAGTTGAGGATGCGTTGATTATTGATGCCATGTTTTATGCTCCTGTCACCCAAGGCAGTGGAGGTGTCACCACTGGAGGGTTGATTTGGTTGTCAATATTTGCCTGAATAGCCACTTCAGTTGCGTCCTTGTCCACGCCGTTTGCGTAGCACCATCCAAGCACCTGCTCTTGAGTGAGGTCTGCGTAGGGAGTGAACGAGCCTTCAGGGGCAGGGAATGATGCTGTGCCATAAATTGTTGCGGCGTAGTTTACCGAGTTGGCTGTCTCAGCGCCGTTACAGCGCCACCCAGCCGTGATGACGACATCAGTGTACGAACCCTCTGTGGGTTTGCACTGCATATATTCAATTTGCCAAGTGATAGTTGCTGACATTATTTGTTCTCCAATGCTGTGACTTTGGCGTTGAGTTCTTGGATTGCTTTAATCATTGCTGGTACTAAGTTGGATGTATCAACCGCCCATGTTCTTTCAATAGTTTCGCCTGTATCACCAGCACTTACTGCTTCTGGTGCAACAGTTACTAATTCTTGTGCAACAACACCAAAATCTGTGTGATTGTCGTGTTCAATCCAATCAAATGCACGAATTTTTACATTAGCCAATTTTGCAAGACCTGAACCAGCATCAACAATATTTTTCTTTAGGCGTTGGTCAGAAGTAGAGTTATAAAGTGTTGCTGTTCCGTTATATGTAATAGTTCCTACTTGTGAACCACCACTAGAAATGCCCACATTAAATGACATTAAAGAGCAAGAAGTTCCAGTATTTACAGCAGTATTTACAGCACTTAAAGCAGATTGACTTGAGGTTGTCACAACAGCGTTTACTGTATTTGCACTAGATTCAACACATAAACCAGCACCACTACCAAATATATTTGAGGTTCTTCCAATACATAAACTACCGCCCGAAGTAATACGCATCCGCTCCGAGCCTGAGTAAAAAACTATGTCTTGCGCTTCTCTGTTTTCAATGTAAAAGTTAGAACCACTTAAAGACAATTCTGCTCCGTCACTGGACGCTTGTCCTGTCGTAGTGCTAGTCAAACGAATACGAGGGGTAGAAGTGTCATGGACGACAAATGCAACTCCGCTTGCGGATGCTGGGCTTGAGGTGCCAATACCTACATTGCCACCACCCGGTTGCAAAATCAAGTTGTAAGCAGTCGCCGTACCGTCCATTCGTGCGGATTGAATCCAACTGTTTCCAGTGCTAAATGAGCCAAACTGAAGACCGTAATTGGTGTTTGAGTTGGTGACTGAAAAAGCACCACTCACCGTACCTAACGTGTATGCATCGTTGGCATTTGAACTAGACGCCATCAATTTTGTTCTGATGGTTGAACTTGCACTATTTACGCCAATGTTTTGCGAGGCATCAATTATCAGTGCCACCACACCGTTGTTTGACGCAAGCGACAAAACACCAGTGGTGTCTGCACTCATGTTCAGCGCCGTTGCGCTGGTTGTTCCTGCTGAGACTATAGAAGCCATGTTGTTTTCCTCTTAGTACACCAACCAACGCTGACCGCTGGTGATGGTTACAGATTGACCTGATGCAATGGTGACTGGGCCAACCGATTGTGCGTTGTAGCCTGTCTGGATGGTGTAACTTGCCGCGATGCTCGTTGCATTCACAAACAGACCATTCGTTGCCACCATCTCGCTGGCTTGCAGTTCGCCAGTAGAAGGCTTGTACAAAAACTTGGCGTTTGAGGTGTACAGCGTTGAGGCTGTGCCAGAAGTAGCCGCCGCAGACAGCGGATAGATGTTCGTTGCGGTCGTGGTGTCGTTGCTTAGAGCCGCGCCACCCACCGATGCCCATGCAGTGCCGTTGTACCCCTCAAACTCAGTCGTTGTGGTATTGAACCGCAAGTAGCCTGAAACGCCTGTAGGGCGGTTTCCTGTCGTTCCCTTGGGGATGAGCATGGCATCCGTACCAACCAATTCGGTGGTCACCGCTGGAGTTGCGGTGTTGACACCAAAACGGCTGTTTGCAGAGTCCCAGAAAAGGCTTGCAGAGTTTCCGATGGCTGATGTACCAGCGCCATACAAAATGCGCCCTGCGGTGATTGTGGTGAGTCCTGTGCCGCCGTTTGCAACCACAAGAGTTCCTGCCACCGTTACCGCGCCTGAAGTCGCAGTCGATGGGGTTAGACCAGTCGTGCCAAACGAAATCGTGGTCACCGCCACGCCAGACAATGTAGACCACTGTGGTGCCGTACCAGTAGAGGTCAGAATCTGTCCCGCCGTACCGATTCCCAACTTGGTCAGAATAGTGCCCGAAGCATAGTAGGACAGGTCACCAGCGGTGTACGAAGACAAACCAGTACCGCCAGAAGACGTATTTAATGTGCCTGCAAGGGTCACCACGCCAGTTGTAGCAGTCGATGGTGTCAGGCCACCCAAAGAAGTCTGGAAGGACAGCACTGGCGCAGAGGTGGCGTTTGATGCCAACAACTTGACAGTTCCAGCCGCATTCTTGAAGTACAACTTCTCATCTTGAATGTTGATTGCCAACTCGCCGTTTGCAAGATTTCCAGACGTTGGAATAGCCGCCGCAGTCGTACTGAAGTACAACTGAATCGGGGTGTAAGTTGCTTGTGCCATTTAAAATGTTCCTCCTGAGATTCCACCGGGGACAAATAACATTGCGCCGTCAAATGTCAACGCCGACCCCATTATTAATTGATTTCCAGCGTTTTGATAAGCCACACCATAAGACGTTCCGTTTAGCGCATACAACTCTGTAATGTCGCTGTTCGTGCCTGACTTGGCGGCAACTAAATTAGTTCTTGCATCAGTAGCGTTTGTTGCCCCAGTCCCGCCATTGACAACCGCCACGGTGCCAGAAGTGATTTGGTTACCGTTAATCGCAATTGATGTGCTTGCCGCCAATGTCAGTTGGCCTTGCGCATTTACCGTAAAAGTCGCCACAGATGACGCAGAACCATACGCGGCGGCTGTTACCGCCGTATTGGTGATGCTGAACTGCGTACCCGTAAGAGTCAGTCCTGTGCCTGCGGTGTAAGAACCGACGCCAGCAAATTGAACCCAAGTGATGGGGGTGGTGCCTAAAGTACCACCTGCATTGGAGGTGCAAACCCAACCAGTGTCGGCGTATGCGGTTCCTTGCTCGATGAAGGTAAATGCGCCGGGGACTTCCGCCCAAGTGTCCATATCCGTTGCGCGAGTCCATGCACCCGCCGCGACCAAATAAATACCATTGTCTTGGCTCAGTGTCTGGTCTTTAACCAAACACCTGTCTCCAGCAATCAACGCTACACCGTCAATTGTTTGCGTCCCAGACAGCGTGATGTTTGCCGTCGTTGCCGCCACGCAAGATGCTTTAGGGTCTAGCCCTTGAGCCACCGCGTCCACATATTGTTTAGTTGCCAAGTCAAGCGCCGCAGTTGGGTCTTGAGTAACCGTTACAGAAGTCAACCCACCCAAAGTAAGGCTTGATGCGCCGAGAGCAATTGCAGTTGTGCCAACAGTTATAGACGAGTTGGTCAGCGATGCGTTGGCAATGTTTGTCAGCGTGTTGCTTGCGCCGCTGATGGTCTTGTTTGTCAACGTGTCTGTTGTTGCGCGGCCAACCAAAGTGTCAGTGCTAGTTGGCAGAGTCAGTGTGCCAGTGTTGACAATTGTTGAAATAACAGGGGCTGTCAGCGTCTTATTGGTCAGCGTCTGGGTTGCGGTCAAGGTAACAACAGTGTCTGCCCCAACGGTTGCCGCTGTCATGTTAAACGTACCGCCCGTTACCGTCTTGCCCGTAAAGGTCAAAGCCGCAGGCAAAGACAACGTAACAGTTGATGCGCCTGTTGCGGTTATTTCGTTTGCAGTGCCGTTGATGGTGGTCACCGCGCCGATTGAGGTGGCGCTGATTGCCACGTTGGCGGCGGCAGTCAATTGGCCTTGAGCGTTGACGGTAAAAGTTCCAACCTCGGTTGTAGAGCCGTAAGAGCCAGCCGCCACAGTGGTGTTGGCAATCGAAATAGTACCAACACCAACGATTGGCCCACCTGTCAGACCTGTACCAGTGTTGACCTGAGTTACGCCACCAGACAAAGAAAATTGGTTCCACCCAGTGCCAGAGTATCCAAAATACCCACCTACGGTGGTGTCGTAACGAATCATGCCAATCACAGAGGCAACGGGCTGTTGACCCGTGGTTCCAATAGGAATGGTCATCGCCCCAGTCCCCGGCATCACGGGGTCATTGGCAATCGAGAAAACTGGGTTGCCAACACCATTGGTGTTTGTGATGCCAATCTGATTTGCCGTGCCAACCAAGGTCGTACTTGTAATTCCGCCCGCACTTGTCAGCACCATAAAGCCATTGAAACTGGCATTTGCAAGGTTTAAGACTTGACCCGTCAAAGACAGCGTTGGGTTGCCCGCAATGCCATCTCCATCGGTCACGCTCAAGCCTGTGTTGGAAACCACAATAGAACGGTTCACAAGGGTCGTGGCGTTAGTTTTAACCTGTATGCCTGCACTGGAGTTCACCAAGGACAACAAAGCGCCTGTGGTCGTTATATTGAAGACTCCCTGCGCTCCGCCGTCGGTGGTCACCAAACCATTGGTTGCCCCCACAAACCGACTGTTTGCCAACTGAGGCGTTTGATTGACCGTCAGGTATGTGTAAGTCTGAACAGGTGAGCCAGCAAGCGCCGCAGTTGTAGTCTGGACGGTCACCCCATTTTGGACAATAGGAACCGCCTCGGTGCCTGTAATGGCACCAGCGGCTGGGAGTTGGAGTATGGTGACTTGTGCAGACATTTATGTACTCGTATTGTCAGGCGGGTTTGGCGCAATGGTGTCTTTGTTGCCAGTGCCTGTCGGCGTTTGGGTGTTCTGCTCAGTCGAAATCTGGAACTGGCTTGTTCCGCCAGTCAACAAATAATTATCGCCAGCATCGACGGGCACATCAGGACGCGCAAACCGCAGGTTGATACGTTCGGTCTTGCGGGCGGCAAGTCGGTAGGGGTCAAACTGATCCCTGCACCCTTGATCGCACACCCGCAGGCCGGGGAAGTTGGGGTCTGGCCCCAATTGCACAAAGGCGCGTTTCATCTTGCATCGGTCGCATACGCCGATGGCAATTGAACTCAGTCCCGTTGTGTCAAGAAAGATTGGCATTATGCTGTGTACACCGAAATGTTCGGTGCCCAATAAATTGGAGACTTGTCGCGCTCTTCTTGCTCGACGATGTAGAGGTGCTTCTCGGCCATCTTTTCCAAATAGCCAATTCTGTCCATAGCCACTTGAGGAAGTTCAAGGCTCATGCGATGAGCCAGCATAAACACTATCGCCTCGTACCAGCGTTGAGGAATCTGTAACTCGTCAGTCAAAGCGCCCACATCCATGACCTGAGTTGAGTACCACACCGTCATCTGAACAAAGGGATCGCTAGGCGTGGGCCACAAGTAAATCTCTGGGTTGGGAATGGTGCGATTGAACCAAAACTGAAAGGGCTGGTTTGCCGTAAAGTTCTTGTTAGGCAGGTTGGTGTAGTCGTCGCGGTTTAGGCGAGACATCGTTATTTCGGTGCTGTTGTTGCCGATGTACCACTCGCGAAGGGCAAGGGTGGTGCCACCTGATGCAACGATGCGATAGAAGGGGACGTTTTGCCCCGGGTCTATGTCCGTCCACACCCATGTGTTGTCTGTTACGGCCACCGCCCCAAGGTTCTGTAGCGTGCTGTACGTCGTACCATCAGTTGAGTATTGGAGCGAGATATTCCACGTTGCCGACCCACCACCAGCAATGTAGGGCAAGAACCCGATAGAGCCTGCATAGATGGGGTCTGTAGTGCCGTAATTGACCGTGAAGTTGCCGTTTGCCGAAGCCTGCTGGGTGAAGGTGTCAACATCCCCATCGTAGAGGTTTGCGACAGTTCCACCAGCAGATGAGGTGTACGCCCCACTAGGTCGGTCTAACGTGCGGTACAAGACGTTTAACGCGTCTACAGCGCCATCAGGCAGGGTGTATTGATACTTGTTGGCGGTCAGGCCAATAACCTCTTTGCTGATGCACCAATACTGCACGCCGCGATTGATGAGGTCAGAGAGAAGAAACCCAAGCGATTGACGGGCGGAGACAACTTGTTCAGAAGTCAACTCTTCCGCCAATTTCCCACACCGACGAGCGCCGTGGTCAATCAACGTCTGCACATTGACCGTTTGTCCGTAGGTGTCAGAATACGCCATTTTTTTTCCTTACCAACCGGGGCAGTCCCACCGCTTCAGCGATGCCTTGGCGCGTGGAGCGTCCCCCTTTGAATGTTCTACAACACCGCTCATGCGTGCGCAAAAGGAGTCCTTTCGAGCGCCGCCTTTGGGCTGTGGAGCCTTTAAATTGCTTCCCGTTTCACGGTTGTATTTTGCCCGACCTTTGGCCGTTAATCCAGCACCTTTTTCAACGGACAACTTTTCTCCGCGACCAACTGCTAAATTAACTTTTTTTTGCTCATTTTACTTTGGCGGTTTTTGCCGACTGCTTAAAGTCACCAGCCGTTGGCGCACCCTTGCTACCCACTCGGCGCATCTTTTCGCCAGAGCCTTCAGAGATTCTTTGACGTTTTGCATTGATGTTGTCATACAAACCACCGCCTTTCATTTTCTTTGCTTCATCTGCTTTGGAAAATTCTTTACCGACTTTTTGAGAGATGCCAGTCTTTTTGGCAAACGCAGGATTGTGCGCAACCGCCTCCATCAAACGATGCTGAGAAGGTGATTTGCTTGGCATTATGCGTACCCCTTGACCATCTCCAAGATGCACCAGTAGGTATCACCCGCAGAGGCATCAGCCGTGCTGAACACGATGTCACCAGTAACGCCAGCACCGCCGTCGTTGGTAATACCGCCAAAGCCTGTCATGTCAAGCGTCTGCACGTTATTGGGCGCTGAGAGAAAGAACGGCACATCCGTTGTAGCGTCCCAAAGCATTCTGACTTCCATACCATGAGTAGCAATGTAGATTTTGGTGACCGTGACACGATCACACGCCGCGCCTGATGCGCTCGGTGTCAGTGTAGAAACGTCAACCTTCAAAACCGCAGACTCACCAGTGCCGTCACTGATGTTTGTAAATTTCATAATGAGCGTGCGCTCACCATCTATGAGCGTTTGGCTCGTAACCGCATCAGCCATATTTATCTCCAATTAGAAGCGGGGGCCGTAGCCCCCACTCGTTTTCAACAAGCGCGACCGCCGCGCTTTTTACCCGCTGGCGTAACCGTTACAGACTCTTTCGTCTTGGTCACACTGTCAGCCTTTGGCATGAAGTAGTTCTTGGCTTTACCAGCCAGTTCCTTAACCATACTCAAAGGATTCATCGCCTCCTCCAACTCACGACTTGCTTTGTCGCTTGCAGATTTTGGGTCTACTTTGTTTTTGTCAAAGAAAGACTCATTCGGCGTTGGAGAGCCGCCTTTCTGCATCTTTTGGTACTTGCTATAAATATCGTTGGATTGCGCCTTGGCCTGTTTCATGGCCGTGGAGTTTTCCGCTCGATTGTTAGCACGCAAGCGGCCTTCGGCAGGAGTTACCTTGCCACCGCTTTTAAAAGTACCAGACAACTGATTGATGCTTACTGGAGGCGTAGGCTTTTTAGCGCCTTGGGGCATCGCGACGGGCTTGCCTGAATCAACAGTTCCCCCCGTCGCGTAGGCTTTTTTTGAGGCTTTACCCCCCATTTTGTAGCCACCGCCGTTGCCTAAAGCAACTCCACCAGTTTTGTATCCGCCTTGGCCGTCCGTTACGCCGCCAGTCTTGTAGCCGCCGCCGTTGCCAAGAGCAACACCGCCAGTTTTAAGACCTTTGTGGCCCTTAGAAGCCGCCTTGGAGGCGTGTTCGGTCAATTTCTTGTCCACACCCTTAATGGCGCTCATCTCGGCTTTGTGAGCGGCTTTAGACTCCCCGCCTTCAGCCTTGCCACCTTTTTTCATCGGAGGCATACCCATTGCTGGGCTAGAAGGTGCCATTGCAGGCTTCTTAGCCATCATCGACTTGCGTCGTGCGGCCATCGACGGCTTGCCGGGGGCGCGAACAGGGGCGTTCACCGCAGGACGACCAACGAGGGCAGGAGTACCCATAAGGGACTCCATAGCACCACCGCCCATTGCCATTTTTTTGGCTTTGGTGGTGCTACCGCCGTTTTTCATCTTGACTGCGCCACCTTTAGCGAGTTTTAACTCCACTGAAGGTTCTGTGGTCATCATTTTGACCATTGGTTTGAATTGGCCCATGATTAACGCTCCTTCGCAACAAAGACGTAATCCACAGTCATTGTCTTTGCAACGGCCTCACCATTTTGAAGAGCGATTGTCACAGTCATATCTTCGTCGTCAGGCAAGTTGGTGGTCACAGAAGTGCCCTTCACAACGCCATCTACGAAGTATTGAATGCTTGATGCGCCATCATAGTAAAACCCAAGACTAATAAATGTGTCATTAGCCATAGTAGCCACGCTAGAGGTCGTAGTTGCTGTGCCGTCCTTCTCAACCAACAGGCTTACCGAAGTAGAGCCGTCTGCCTTGATGAAAAACACACCATCCGAAACGTCAAGTGGGGTTGTATCGGTAATTTGAAGACCAATAACTACATCAGATTGAGTTGCGTCGCTCACCTTGAGGCGAGCCTCAAAGAAAAGTTCTTTGCCTGAAGCAAAGCGATATGACTCGCCTACTTTTTGCAAAGCAACAAGATCATCATCTGCGGCAGTGTTGGTGATCAAAAGTAAACCACCATCGCCGTCAGTCAAAGCCTGAGTAGCACCAGCCTGAGTCTCAGTTACAGTCCAATTTGCGGCTACATAGTAGTCAAAATCTTCATAGTAAGTGTGAAACTTTGTTGGTGCTGGCATTGTCAGATCAGCAAACGGTGAATCTTCCCCGACGTTTGTCACGCCATTTGGGAAACGGGTTACCAGTAAATTTGCCATTGTCTTGCTCCTTATTAGCGCAGGGGCCGAAGCCCCCGCTTGGGTTTAGACGCCGGGCGTACCGTACATCGCACGAGGATCGGTGAAGCCGACTTGGTAACGCTCTGTCGCTTTGTAGCGCATAGAGTCAGTTTCAAAATCGCCTTCCATCGTCTTCTCCAACTTGCGACGCATTAGCAACTTCATGCCTTCAGGAGCGTCTGTCTGCACCCACCATGCGGTGGCTGAAGTCAAACGGCTGATAACAGCGGCACCTTCGTCCAGCAAGCCGATAGACTTAACTGGGTTGATGTCGTTGTTGGCATTGCCAGCACGCAGAACAGATTTCAACAGCACTTCGGCTTGGAAGACATTGCCGGGGGCCACCACCAATTGGCGGGGCACCAAGCGAATTTTCTTCTGATTGTTGTCCACAGCCTGACGGATTTGGATCAACATCTGCTCAAGAGAAGTCTGAGACAAGTTAGCGGCAGTGGTCAACAAATTGCTGAATGTGCCGTTCACGATGGGGTGAGCATTGGAGTTCAATGCTACGCCGTCGCCGCCGGGGTAAGACGAGTTGAACGCACGGTTCAAAATGTTTGCCGACAGAGTCTCTTTGGTCTCAATCAAAGACTGAGCCAAGTGACGAGCGTACACCTGACCGATACGGATGTGGTCACCGTCCTCAACCAAAACTTTGGTCAAAGCGAATGCCAAACCAAAGACTTGGTAGACATAACGCTGGAGGAACAGCACGCCACCTTGTTGGTACGACACAGGAGTGCCGTCAGGCAACTGAGGTGCGGCACCAAATCCATACAGGACTGGCTCTTCGTGGTAGTTACGGGGAATACCTTCTTGTTCAGAGAAGATGCGTGACCATTCGTCGGTTCGTTGGTCATAGACTCCATCGAAGCATTCGTTGAGGATAGGCTCGACGATACTTCTAAAGTCCGTACTGCGCATTGGTGCGGCCATGATTGGACTCCTTAAATGGCGTTAATGGTTGCAACAAATTGACTACGAGAGACTTGTACTTGCACTACTGTGTAAGCATCGCCCCAATCGTTGTCAACAGCAGGCGTGAGGCCGATGATACGCATATCACCGACAGCACCAGAACCTGCTAACGAGGTGGAAATCATGCATTGCGACAAACCAGTGGTTGTAGAACCAGCAGTAATGCTTGCAAAGTTTGCTTGATCTCCGATGGAGGTCTGAGCCAGACTACCGTTGGCCTGAATGTCGTAAACGATATTCGGGTCAGAGTAGTAGTAAGTCACTTCAGAACCAGTTTGGTAGGCAGTGTTTGCCACCCATTGGTTGCTGACAAGACGACGACCTGTGAGGTCGGTGTACTCGTGACCAGCAAAAGCGCCTTGGTAGGCGCTACCAGCAGTCGCGGCAATGATGTTACCGCTTGTGTTCAGGGCTACAGGCTGGCCTTTTAAAATGCCAGTGTTGTAGGCTGAAGCAATACCGTTAGGCAATGCAACGGCACGATCCAACCCAGTAGGGTGGAACGAAGGTCGCAGGCCAAACGCTTGGTTCAATGAAGACATAGTCTTACTCCTTGTTTGGTTAAATTCACCCGCTCAAAAAATTGGTGCGGGTAACTGTTTACTTGAATCTTCCAAACCTTCGCCCTCGACCTGTCCCAACTTGCGCCCAGAACTATCTCGGCCCACTACTTGCTCTGCCTGAAGGCGAATCTTGTTCGCTTCCTCAAGAGGCGCTTCGTGGTGAAAATGAGCCATAACATCTTGATAAAGTTCCATTGGAATTTTGTACAAGAGCATCTCATTACACGAAATAAATCCAGCGTGTTCCCCAGCCTTGACTTTGTTGTTATCCATGCTCGGCAATTCTTCCGCTTTCACGGGTACATAGCCAAGGCGAATACGCTTGTCAATACTGTCATAACTGTTGGTCGTAGATAACCAGCAAAGGTGCCATCCCTTCATATCGGGGACAGACGGCAATGCACTTTGTGTCCATTCATCCTTCCACATCTTGCGACGCTCATCGGCTGACACGAAATTATCCTCTGGGGCCTCTCGACTTTTGTCAAGACTTGCGCGATTGTCGCGTCCACCAGCGGATAGAGATTTTTTTAAACGAGAATCCATTTTCTTAACTCCTATAACCTTGATTTTGTTTGGCTTCCAATGCGTAGCGTCGAATCATCTTCGCTCGTTTATCGGCGTCATCCCACATTCCAGCATCTTTCATGGCTTGGACTTGATCGCGTGTTAACGCAAACTGATTTTTTCCAATCGCACTACTCGAAGAACTTTCGCGGCCTGAACTCGTCACAACATTCCTTGGTCTAGAATTCCGAATCGGTTTCTCATCGGTATCACCAGTATAACGGTGTGGCAAATACTTTTGCAAGCGGTTGTCAAGTTCATCCCAATATTGGGGCGTTTTGGGGTTCCAACCCTCTTCAGCCATAGCCTGATCAATAGTCAAAGCGACCTTTGAATCTGGGTCTTTGCCATTTGGGTCATACCATTGGTTGTTTTGCATCCAATTGGTCGCATGGCGCTGAAGTTGTGGGTCAGGGGCGCGAATTGTGCGTTCACGCTGGGGCGCGGTGGCCTTTTTGATCACATTGTCAAGGGCTTCATACTCTCGACGGGCGTCAAACCACAATTCCTGTGCCGCAGTGAGCATTTCGCCGTTGCCAGTCTGAGTTGCCTCTGAAATCTTCTGCTTTGCAAACAGAATCTTGTTTTGCTTCTCAGTTTTGGCCGCATTCAAGCGTGCAAGGTCACTACCGTGCGACTTTTTCTCCAAAACTGACAGTCTTTCAATCAGTTCTTGGTTCTGTCGGCTTAAAAAGTCCAGTTTATGGTCTTTTTCGGTCGAAACCTGTTTGTGGTACTCTTTGCGCTTGACCCGTTTGAGGCGTTTTTGCTCTCTCAGGGCTTCGGCTTGGGGGTCAACATCGCCACCAGAGGCCATTTCGGCTTGTCTGGCACGGTCGTCGGCCTCGTCGGAGTCTTCGTTTTCGTTTCTTGTTGGTGAAGGGATGCTTGCGGGCAAATCAACGGTTGCAGAAC